TATATTATGTGAAAATAATAAACCTAGATTACTATATCATTTTAAACGTAGAGGATATAGAGGTTTTTCAATGAACAGACCAGACAAACTATACAACAAGCTTTCTGTTACCGAAAGAGATATTGGTGGTATACCAAACTCAAGTGAGGACATAAAACAAGCTCACGCTGCTGCTATAGAGACATACATAGAAAACTTTATAGGTTTACAAGACAGAGGCTATGGTGATATGTATTTTCAAAAAACATTAAATGACTGGAGTAGATTCAACATAAACAACAGAACAAAGCATGATGCATCTATCAGTTCTGGACTAGCGTTGATGGCTTGCAATAAAAATAGATATAGACCCATACCAAAAAGAGAAATTATATCCTATAATTTAGGTATAAAAAAATATGATAACACCGGTATTGCTTCTAAAATTATAAAGTAAATGAATATAAATTATAATGCTAACAGTGCGTTTCCCAATCAGGTAGTACCTTTGGAGGAAAAATTAAGCCTTAAGTATGGTTCGCAGGTTGCTGACGCTATACAGTCAGAGTGGTTTGCACAAGGTAGAACTAATGGGAATAGATATCTAACTTCTTTTAACAACTACCACACGCGTAGACTTTATGCTAGAGGAGAGCAATCAACACAAAAATATAAAGATGAATTATCTATAAACGGTGATTTGTCTTATTTAAACTTAGACTGGAAGCCAGTTCCTATATTATCTAAGTTTGTAGATATACTAACCAATGGTATATCTAACAAAGATTATGATATTAAAGCTTATGCTAATGACCCAGCTTCTATAAAAAAGAGAACAGACTATGCTTCTGGTTTAGCTATGGATATGTTTGGTCAAGATATAATACAAGAAGTAAAAAAAACCACAGGTCAAGATATATCTAAAACAAATATACCTCCAATGGATCTTCCTAAGACAATGGAAGAGATGGAGTTGCACTTACAGTTATCTTACAAGCAAGCTATAGAAATAGCAGAAGAAGAGGCTATAACTCAGACCTTAGACAAAAATAAGTTTGAGCTATTAAAACGTAGATTAAACTATGATCTTGTAACACTAGGTATAGCGGCAGCAAAAACAAACTTCAACGTATCAGAAGGTATAACTTTAGATTACGTTGATCCTGCTTATATGATTCATTCATATACAGAAGATCCAAACTTTGAAGATGTATACTATGTTGGAGAAGTTAAAGCGGTTACTATAGCAGAAATTAAACAACAATTTCCTCACATATCAGACGAGGAGTTGGTTAAAATACAAAAATCATATAGCAACCACAATTATATAAATAACTGGGGTACTTATGATGAAAACACAGTGCAAGTTTTATACTTTGAATATAAAACATATATGGACCAAGTGTTCAAGTTAAAGCAAACGGATCAAGGTTTAGAAAAAGTACTAGAAAAAACAGATGCTTTTAATCCACCACCTAGCGACAAGTTTGACAGAGTTTCAAGAAGCATAGAGGTTTTATTTGAAGGTGTTAAAGTACTAGGAACAAACATGATGCTAGACTGGAGAATGGCAGAGAACATGACTAGGCCAATGGCTGACACCACTAAAGTAGAAATGAATTACACTATTTGTGCGCCTAGAATTTACAAGGGTAGAATAGAATCAATCGTTAGTAAAACTATAGGTTTTGCAGACATGATTCAGTTGACACATCTAAAGCTTCAGCAGGTGATCTCAAGAATGGTACCAGACGGCGTATTCTTAGATATGGACGGTTTAGCAGAAGTTGATCTTGGTAATGGTACAAATTATAATCCAGCAGAAGCGCTTAATATGTACTTTCAGACTGGATCTGTTGTTGGTAGATCGCTAACTCAAGACGGGGCAATGAATGCAGGTAAAGTACCGGTTCAAGAATTATCATCTTCCTCAGGACAAGGAAAGATAGCCGCGTTAACGAGCACGTATAACTACTATGTTCAAATGATTAGAGACGTAACAGGTCTTAACGAAGCTAGAGATGGTAGTTTACCTGATAGAGACACGCTAGTTGGGCTACAAAAGATAGCTGCACAACAATCAAATATAGCCACTAAGCATATTAATGACGCTAGCCTATACTTGACATTAAGATTATGTGAGAATATATCTAAAAAGCTAGCTGATGTAGTTAGATTTCCACTAACAGCTGAAGCGCTAAAGAATTCTATATCAACATTTAACGTTCAGACATTATCAGAGATATCTAATTTAAACTTACACGACTTTGGTATATTCTTAGACTTAGAACCTGACGAAGAGGAAAAAGCACAACTTGAACAAAACATACAGGTTGCCTTACAAACCGGTGGTATTGATTTAGAAGATGCTATTGACCTTAGGCAGATACGTAATTTGAAACTAGCTAATCAAATGCTTAAGCAAAAACGTAGACTAAAACAAGAGAGAGATCAAAAAGCATCACAGGCTAACATGCAAGCTCAAGCTCAGGCGAACGGTCAACTAGCGGAACAAACAGCTATGGCCGAAACTCAAAAGCAACAAATACTAACTGATCAAAAAATGCAGTTAGAGCAAGCTAAGTCTCAGTTCGAAATACAACGCATGCAAGCTGAAGCAGCTATAAAAAGAGAGCTTATGGCTGAGGAGTTTAATTATAATGTTCAATTAGCTAAAGAAAGATTCAATGGAGAGAAAGGCAAAGAGGCAGACATTGAAGACAGGAAAGATAAAAGAGCTAGAATAATAGGAACACAACAATCACAAATGATACAGCAGAGACAAAACGATGGCACTCCTATTGACTTTGAATCTACTAACGATAGTTTAGGTGACTTCGGCTTAGAAGCCTTTGGTCCTAAATAATTTTTAATTTTATAATATTATATTATGTCAGAAGTAAAAGCGGCCGTAGAGGTCAAACAAGAAGGTGAGTTTTCTTTAAAAGGTAAAAGAAAATCACCAAAGAAATTTTCCGATACATCAAGCAATGAACCAGTTAAGATTGATTTGTCAAAACCTGAAGCACAAGGAGAAGTTATACCGGATGTTATAAAGGTTGATTTAACGGAAAAAAAAGAAACAGACGCCATTCAAACACAAAAGACAGATGATAGCGATGTTGTTATCAAAGAGTCCAAAGACAGTGGCGACAGCAAAGAAGTAGCTGAAGAAGTACGGGACACCAAAGAAGAACTAGAAAGCCCTATACAGGAAATAACCGAAGAAGAGGTAGATGAAAAAACAACAGAGCTTTACGAAGAAGCAGAGCAAGCTGTTAAAGATCAAGTTACCCAAGGCAAAGCATTGCCTGAAAACATACAATCACTTGTAGACTTTATGTCTCAGACAGGTGGAACAATAGAGGATTACGTGAGACTTAATCATGACTACTCTAGTGTAGATGAAAAAGTACTACTCAATGAGTATTACAAACAAACCAAACCTCATCTTGATAAAGAAGAAGTTGATTTTCTTATGGAAGACAATTTTTCTTACGATGAGGATCTTGACGAGCCAAGAGATATTAGAAAAAAGAAATTGGCTTTCAAGGAAGAAGTTGCTAAAGCCCGTAAGGAGCTTGATGCTATGAAGGATAAATACTATCAGGAAATCAAGTTGAGACCTGGTATTACCCAAGATCAGCAAAAAGCTACGGACTTTTTCAATAGATACAAGCAGCAAGAAGAGAATGCGAAAACTCTTCAGCAGGATTTTAAAGCGCAAACTGAACAAGTTTTCAACGATGATTTCAAAGGTTTTGATTTTAGTTTAGGAGAAAAGAAGTTTAGATACAAGCTACAAAATCCATCTGAAGTAGGTAAATCACAGCTTAATGTAAACAGTTTTATTTCAAAATTTGTAGATAAAAATGGAGCCGTGACAGACCCTTCTGGTTATCACAAAGCTATGTACGCTGCTATGAACTCGGATAAAATCGCTAATCATTTTTACGAACAAGGAAAAGCCGATGGTATTAAAAATATCGTTGACTCATCTAAAAACTTAAGTAACGACAAACCTAGGCAAGTTGCAGATGGAAATGTTTTTATAAATGGGTTAAAAGTAAAATCAATAAGTGGATTAGATTCGTCTAAACTAAAAATTAAAAAACGAAAATTTAACTAATTAAACTTTTAAATTATGGCATTAACACCACAATTTGGTTCGATAGTACCATCGCAGCTGCAACAGCCGCTTGCTAACAACTATCTAACATTTGACGGCGCTGCAGGTGGAAACTTCGCGCAACAATACCTACCTGAACTTTACGAAGCAGAAGTAGAGCGTTACGGAAATCGTACGTTATCTGGATTCTTACGTATGGTTGGGGCTGAATTACCAATGACATCTGATCAAGTAATATGGTCTGAACAAAACAGACTACATGTAGCATATGACAACTGTGCATTCAACAGTGGTGCAGGTACTATTACTATACCAGTTGCCGCAACTATTATTAACGTTATATCTCCACAGCAAACTATCGTAGTGATGGATGACTTTGGTGGAGAGTCAAAATGTTTAGTAACAGGATCAAACACCGCAACAGGTGTATTAAATGTGTTACCTTACGGTTCTGCTACATTAGCTACTGAAGGACTAGTTGGTACTGTAAAGATATTTGTTTACGGTTCTGAATATCCAAAAGGAACAAACACTACAATTGCTGGAACTGGAGCATTAGCAGTGGCGGGTAATGACTACCCTATTCAAACAATAACTCCTGCTTTCACTCAGTTTTCTAACAAGCCAATTATCATTAGAACTCAATATTCAATCAATGGTTCTGACACGGCTCAGATCGGTTGGGTAGAAGTTGCTACTGAAGATGGAACAAATGGATACCTATGGTACCTAAAAGCAGAGTCTGAAACAAGACTACGTTTTGAGGATTACCTAGAAATGTCTGTTGTAGAAGGTGAGTCAGTTGCTGCTACGTCTGCAATCGCAGGTGTTACTGGTACAGAAGGTTTATTTGCTGCTGTTGAGAACAGAGGTAACGTACAGGTTGGATTCTCTGCTGCTAATGGTATAAATGACTTTGATGATATTCTTAGAAATTTAGATACCCAAGGAGCAATTGAAGAAAACATGTTATTCTTAAACAGAAACACTAATCTTGATTTTGACGATATGCTAGCTGCTATCTCATCTGGAGGAAGCGGTGGAACTGCTTTTGGATTATTTGAAAACTCTGAAGAGATGGCGTTGAATTTAGGCTTTTCTGGTTTCCGTAGAGGATCTTACGATTTCTACAAAACTGACTGGAAATACTTAAACGATGCTTCTACTCGTGGAGCTATGACTGGACCTGCTTCTATTGAAGGTATGTTAGTTCCTGCTGGAACTTCTACTGTTTACGATCAGATTCTAGGAACAAATATCAGACGACCATTCTTACACGTTCGTTACCGTGCTTCACAAGCTGATGACAGACGTATGAAGTCTTGGTTAACTGGTTCTGTTGGTGGAGCTTTCACTAGCGACCTAGATGCTATGACTGTAAACTTCTTATCTGAAAGATGTTTAGTAGTACAAGCTGCAAATAACTTCGTGTTATTCAAAGGAATCTAAGGATTCAAATGTAATTCTTACCCTCGTTATATTAACGGGGGTAATTATTACTTTTATCAATTATTAAATTATATTATATTATGGCTAAAACAGCTGAAGCAAAAAAAGTTGAGGTTGCACCTCAAAAGAAAGTAGCAGTACAAAAAATTACTGCTCCAGTAATACCCACCAAGCAAGAGTGGGAAGTAAAACCTAGAACTTATATCGTTAAAGGTAATAAACAACCATTAACATTAACGATTCCAGGTAAACATACTAGAAAAAGTCCTTTGTTGTATTTTGATAAAGATCAAGCTAAACAAAGAGAATTAAGGTATGCAACTAACATGAACAGTCCTTTTACAGATGAGCAAAAAGGTGAGGTAACGTTGGGGCATATTACTTTTAGAGATGGTATATTAAGTGTTCCAGAAGAAAATCAAATTCTTCAAAAACTACTGAGTTTATACCACCCACTAAAAGATAAAAAATATTTTGAGTTTGATTCTGTTGAAGAAGCGGAAGATGATTTAGATATCATTGAAATGGAAGTGCGTGCGCTTAATGCCGCGATGGAGATGGATATTGATCAAGCTGAGGCTATACTTAGAGTTGAAAAAGGAAGTTCCGTTTCTAATATGAAGTCTAAAGAACTTAAAAGA